AAGTAGTGGTGGTCTAACCCGTTGGTTCAAAGAAAAATGGGTAGATGTCAAAACTGGTAAACCCTGTGGCCGATCAAAAGGTGAAAAACGAGGCTATCCAGCTTGCAGACCCAGTAAACGAGTCTCAAGTAAGACACCTAAGACAGCTTCAGAAATGTCAAGTGCCGAAAAAGCACGTTTTAAGCGTGAAAAAACAGGTAGCAAAAAGATAAGTTATCAACATAGACGCAAAAAGAAGAAAAAATAGCTTTAAAAGTTGCAGTTTCAAGGTAATATAGGCTTAGATGTAATTTTTCACCAAAATCATGGCATTTTTTCGTGGCGAAGAAGGCTCTGTATCATTTGATAACGGATCTGGAACAGTTGGAGCTATAGCTTCTACAACAGCTTGGACATTAGATACAACAAAAGACACACTAGAGACTACTTCTCATGGTTCAACCTCAAGAACCTTCGTAGGATCTCTAATCTCTGGATCTGGTACAGTCGATCTTCTTTACACAGCAACATCTGGAGATGATACTGCTGAAATTATTAACGATGTATTAACTACTGAAGATGATGGAACTGCTGCATTTAACCTATTTTCAGATACATCAGGTGGTAAAAAGCTAAGTTTTAACGGAATTATTACAGGAACTACATTCAGTTCCACAGTTGGTGACATTTCCACAGTATCAGTTAGCTTTATAACAACTGGTGCTATCACTTCTGCTGTCTAATGCCTAAAGGATCTTATTCTCCTAAACAACGAAAGTTAGCTTCAGTAGCTCCTCCAATAGACAAGATCACTGCTGCTGACTTCAAAAAGCTAAATGCTAAAAAGAAAAAGAGGAAAAAGAAGTGAAACTCACCACTCGCCAAAAGAATCTATTAGATAAACATTCTGAACATCATAGTGCAAAGCACATGGAGTTTATGAAAAGGCGAATGAGAGCAGGAGATACTTTTACCCAAGCCCATAAAAAGGCACAAGCGAAGGTAGGCAAGTAATGGCTAAACGAAAAGGCGTAAGTCTGTCAGTCGGAAGAGGTGAAAAATCGAAGAAAGGTGGACTAACTGCAAAAGGTAGAGCTAAGTATAACCGAGCTACAGGCAGCAACTTACAAGCACCTGTAACCGAAAAGAACCCTACAGGTAAAAGGGCAGCTAGACGAAAATCATTTTGTGCCAGAATGAAAGGAGTCAAAGGTCCTATGAAAGATAGTAAAGGCAGACCAACTAGAAAAGCATTAGCATTAAGGAGATGGAAGTGCTGACATGACTTACGCAATCCCAGGCCCAATACGAACCAACATTGTCTCATCTACTTCTGTAGGTGGGCCAGACAGTCCTTTCACTCGCACTAGGGCTGTTCTAGATATGATGAAAGGCTGGGAAATAATGAAAGCAGTAAGTGAAGGAACAGACTATTTACGAACAAATAGCGAAGCATTTTTACCTCTCGAACCAAGAGAAGATTACGATGCTTACTTAGCAAGAGTAAACAGAGCAGTATTCAGCCCTTTTACACAGAGACTAATAAGAGCAGCAGCAGGTTTAGTACTACGTAAACCAATAACACTTACAGGCGATCCATATTGGACAGAGATGTTCAAAATGGACGTAGACGGCTGCAAGTCAGATTTAGATGAATACGCACGAAGAATACTAATGTGTTCTCTCACATACGGCCAAAGCCACATACTTGTAGATTACCCAGCACCTTCTGGAGCAGTAAGTCTCGCTGAAGAGCGTTCCCAGAACCGCAGACCTTACTGGATTGAAATTGATCCAACAAATTTGTATGGATGGAGATTGGATAGAGAATCAAATTATGGAAATCTAGTTCAAGTACGTATAGGAGAAAAAGCTGTCCTGCCTGATGGTGACTTTGGTGAAAAAGTTTTCGATCAAGTCAGAGTAATCGAACCAGGTAGATACAGACTATTCCGCAAAAAAGAACAGATAGAAGAAATGTATGACGTTTCTGACGGCAGCACTACAGGTCAGTTTGAAGTAGGTTCATCTGAAAAAGATTACAAACAGGTAGAATCAGGCAATTTTTCTCTTGGAGAAATACCTTTAGTAACAATCTATTCTGGTAAAACAGATAATTTAGTCAGCAAACCACCTTTATTGGACATCGCATACCTAAATCTTGCACATTTTCAAAGACAGGCTGACCTAATCCACAGTTTGCACGTTGCCTCACAACCATTATTAGTAATGGAAGGTTATGACGATCAGACCAAAGACCTTGCTATATCTGTAAACTACGCAATGGCTACACAACCTGGAAACAAAGTTTACTATGTAGAGCCAGCTTCCAGTGCTTTTGACGCACAATCAGCAGAAATAAAAGAGCTTCAGATGCAGATGGCAACACTTGGAATCAGTACATTATCACAACAGAAATTTGTAGCTGAATCAGCCGATGCTCGTAGACTAGATCGTGTAGATACAAACTCTATGCTTGCTATGGTTTCTATGGAGCTGGAACAAAAACTACAAAAAGCCTTCAATCTATCAGCCGAGTATGTTGGAATTGAACCACCAGAAGTAAAAATAAGCAGAGACTTCGACATTGAAAGACTTATTGGACAGGATATTACAGCTTTAACATCTCTATTCGATCAACAAGTTATTGATAGAGAAGAATTTAGGGACATTTTGGTACAAGGTGAAGTTTTACCAACAGCAAATGAGGCCAAATCCGAATAGTTTGATACAATAGTATATAAGTACATCTTTATTATGGCTAAATCGTTAGACCATGTTCTGCAATCTGACGGAACTTGGAAATGGGAAGAAGTAGAACTTGTACATTCAACTGCTCCAGTTGAACCCGAAGCCTGTCCTTCCCCTGAACCAAAAGCAACTAAGAAAAAACCTGCTAAAAAGAAAACTACTAGCCCATTATCTGACTAATTCATGGCAATCGAAGAAAAAGTAATTCAGCCTGAGTCTGTGACCAACGCTGAACAGCCCGTGGCTGAAACTACTTCACAACCACAAGCACCTAATCTTGATAGCATTAAGAAGCAATACGAAGAACAGGTAGCCGCAGCCCGTAAGGAAGCTGCCGAAGCACAAGAAAAGTTCAAAGGTATTAAAGGTAAATTAGATGAAGTTTACAAACAAAAAGAAGAAAAACGTACCAAAGACCTAGAAGAACAGGGTCAATGGAAAACTCTTTGGGAAGAAGCTAACAAAACTGCACAGGATAAAGACCAGCAGATAATAAGTTTGACTCAACAGCTAGAAGATTTAAAAAGCTCTAACGAAGTAGCATCTACAAAGACAACAGCTCTTGCAGCTATCAGCAATGCAAATGCTATAAACGCAGAGCAGATGCTTTCTTTGTTACAAAATAAGTTACAAAAGAACGCTGAAGGAAATGTAGTTGTCCTAAACGGTGGAGTAGAACAAGACATAAACACCTATCTCACCAGTCTCAAAAATCCTGGTAGTGGATATGAACATCACTTTAAACCAAGTTCTGCTGCTGGTATGGGTGCAAAGCCAAGCCCAGTGGCAAATGCAGGTGGAGGTCAGGTAAACCCTTGGAAAACGGGCAATCTAACGCAACAGATGATACTATTAGAACAAGACCCACAGCTTGCAGCAGTGCTCAAGCAAGAGGCTCAGAAATAGTTAGTTTCAGTGAGACTAATCCCCTTATCTGTGATTAGGGTATCGCAAACTTAAAAAGGTAAATCTGAATGGCTGCTCCGTTTCAGAATTATTCTGG